AATTTAGAACCTCATTAACACCAATCACCAGTTTGACATTATGCGATACCAATCCTTCTGTCAAATAAGTATGAGCATCTGCTACAGTAATTTTTACGACTTCTCCAAAAGAATGTGGTTTAGCATACTTCACCACTGCTAACTTATTATGAGCCGTAATAATATCACCTGGCATTAACCTTTCAATTTCAATCCAACCTTCTTCAGTTAACATTCTATGGTTAGGTGATCCAACCAATTTAATATCATCAATTCCGACTTCCCAACGATTAGCATCTTCAAATGATACCGCAGTTACAGGGTAGTCCCCCCACTCTTTAGTTGTTTCGTGTTGAGTATAAACTAACATACCTTCTTTAATGTCTTTAGCAGGTATTGAAGTTCTATCTGCTAATGTAATATTGATCCACGGTGCAGGACATCCACCTCCCCTATACTGTCCAGTCGGCGCAGCTTCTGGCACAAATCGTTCAAGCGGAACTGCGGTTGGTGCTACTTCAGGTGGTATTGGGGTAGGAGGTTCTACTATAGCAGGAGGACCAGGTGGAATAATTACACCGATTTGCTCAACTATCGCAGGTGCTTCTAACCTAGAACTTACTGAACCATTATCAAATATAGGATAATATGTTTTAGCGTTAGTAGGACCAGGATTAGCATTGTAAATAGGCACAGTCAATGATTGATAACTATTTGGAAATAACTTCTTAATGTTTAGTAAATCTGCCAATGACTCTAATCCTTGAGTTTTGCAATTCAACGGTATTAGTATGTCAGCTAAATCCTGTCCTACAATAATTAAAAATGCCCCATATATCTGTTGCTCTTGTAATTTTGTAGGTGTTAACATTCTTCCACTAGAAATGTCATCTATATCTTGTGTTGAAAGTCCTGCTGATAATAAGGCTAATGATAACGATTGAGTAATAGAATTATATTTCTTAATAGTTTGCAATAGTACAGAAGGCATTCCAAACTTGAGTATCTTAGATAAATCTATTACTTTACCTGCGGTAATACAGTCTTGACCAAATGCTTGTGTTGCTAGGCTTACCCCAGTTACATCAGCACTGATTAGATCGTTCATATTACTATAAGTGCCTTTAAGGAACTTAGTAGAACCCTGCAATGCGTTGATAGTAGTATTAGAATAGTCTATAAAATTTTGAGAGGCTAGGAAGCTTGACAAAAAATCTTTATATTCCGGCATACCTGAACCTGCTACGATGCCATTCCAATTAAATTCATTCCAAGCCTGTAATGCATACAATCTTAAAAAGCCCCATTGGGTAACACTTTTATTATTGTTGGTCGTATCATATGGAATCCAAGTTGCACTTTGTCCATCACCAGTATCACTTGCAGTTGAATAACCAGTAGTAGCTTGTCCTTGCCATTGATTAGTAGGATCATCAGTAGTGTATCCAAGGCTTTTTGAATTACCTAATGCTGGAATAATATCCTTACCTATAGCAATTAAATTGTCATAGGTCGAAGTTCCAGCAGGAGTTTGAGAAACACTACCGTTATATGCTTGATTTATTGCGTAAGTTAATAATTTAAGGCATGTATTGTTGACTAGACTACCCGGGGTATGACTAGCATTGGTCTTGCTAGTCCCTATATAGCCTTGATTAGTAGAATTAATGCATAGACCTATATTTTGTAACAAGGAACTATTTACATTGACACCCAGTGGACTTTGTTTACCTGTAGTACTCATGGGCAATATACATCCGAACTACCTTGTACAATAGGATGACCGCATGTATTACCTGAACCAGTACGAAGTACTGGTTCACCCTCAGCAAAAACAGTAGGACTACCTTCTGTAGTTCTAGCGGCATTGTGAGGAGGATGTGGTTTACCAAACGGAGCATGAGGTGTCATTACACTTACATGTAACCCTACAGGCATGCCATTAGCGAACACCGTGCCGGCGCCTCGCATGATTTTTCCGCCTGCTGAATTTGCATCACCCTGTCTGCTCAATTGCGCCATATTATCCTAAGATTAGTTTTTTATTAGGTACTGCAATTCCTGTTGTTGCTTGAGTGTATTTTGCTTTTATACCCTCGTCAGTTATTCCATAAATTGCAATACTATTAGTATTTAGCTTTATTTCACCTTGGGGATCCGCGGTAAACAAGCTAGGAACTAATCCCATACCTTGCGGACCAGGTGCTACGGACACCGGGTCAAAAATAGTAATGTAATCTGTTTCTGATTTAATTACCTTAGCGATTAATTCTTCTCCACTGTTTAATTTAAACGTATAAATTTCATCTGTATTAAGCATTATATTCCTTAAGCTGCTAATTTTTGTTTGAGTTCTGGAAACCCACCCACATACTCTTCACCAAGAAAAATTTGTGGCACTGTTCGGGCAGTTGGTACTGCCTCTAATAATTGTTCTCTTGTCCAACCTTCACCGATCTTCTTTTCTTCAAATTGTATTCCTTTACTATTGAGCAATGCCTTCGCTTGATCACAATTTGAACAATTGTTTTTACTCCATACTATAGCTTTCATACTTTTTCTCCTTATTATACTTTAGGTAGCTGGTCATAGTCAAGTGATTCACTCATCACGCCTAATACATAATTAGTACTTTCTGTTTCTTGAAGGGCTGACTGTTTTTTACTTGTATCGCTATGTTTATTAAACCATGGAATAGGAGTAGTTTTTGGAACATTAGTATTGATATATTTGATCCCAATATCTTTTAATGCATGTAGTGCAGTATAATCTACAAAATCTCTTAGGATATTAGGATTAAGTCCAATTACAGGACCCATTTTAAACAAATAGGTAGCCCAATCTTTTTCTTCTCTAATAACATCCATATACATACTGTATACTTCTTGCTCACACTCTTGTTTTGCTTGAGCAAATCTAGGATCTTCTTTTACTACTTGATTAATCATCCAAGCAGTCCATTCTTTGTGCAAGAGTTCATCTTGTAGAATTAGGCTAATAATGTTACCGTTTCCAATAAAGATTTTGTTCTCTACCATAGCAAGACTAGTAGCAAAACTAACCATAAAACGAAATGCTTCAAGGGCATAACTAGCATTGAGTGCTAACCAGATGGCCCGAATATGTACCTTTTCACTAATTGCCTCGCCAAGCTCTTTATGGCAATTAATCATATGCAATTGATCATAATAGTTACCCACACTACTAGCCATGTCCACAATTTCTTTAGTGTCATGAATAGTGTTAAACACATCCTTTGGCACATTATAGATATTACGAATGATATGACTATAACTGCGACTATGTATGTTAGTTTCAAAGAAGCTCCAATTATACATTAGTGCTTCTAGTTCAGGTAGACTAACAACAGGTGTAAAAACCTGTGCTGGACCACGACCTTGAATACTATCAAGTGCGGTTTGTCTTAATAAGTTACTAGTAAAGATATGCTTAACTGCATCACTGGCATCTTTAAAATCATTAGCATCTTTAGATAGAGAAATTTCTTCGGGTACCCAAAAGAATCCCCTAGCTGTTTGTTCTATCTTTTGTAATTTATTATACTTGACTTCTTCAAAGCGTTGAATTGTAACAGGACCTTCAGGGTCTAGAAACATTTTACGATTTATATAGTCTGTTTTAGTGTTTAGGTTGTATTGGTGTTTTGACATAGTTTTCTATTTTAGTTATAATTATCGTCTTTGTCAAGCTCTATCCACGTATAGTCGCCTAACCATTTCACCTTGCATATGTACTCATAATGACTTGGTGGTCCGCTACTCCAATCATCAGGTCCATTATGTGTCAATATTGTGCATTTATCTATATGATTAAATGCTAGCCAATATATCTGCCCATGATATATTTGAAAGTTATATTTAGCACTATGTACTGATTCGGTAATGTCTAGTCTACGTTTAATACTGGCTGCTTGTTTCTGTAGTACATTAACCAAATCCATAATACGATTATATTCTTGTTGGGCGTGCATTTTGGCTACATTGACCATAATGTCTTTTTGTTTTTCAACAGGAATCAAATCAAATTTAGGCCCACTAGATTCTGTAGGATAAGGAGTAATATTTCTATTGAAAAATTCAACCAAGCCTGTACTTAATTCAGCATCATAGCTCTCTCTGCCTTGTGCTAAATTACTTCTAGCGGTCATTGATATGTCCTGTTATTCATTTTTTTCGTCAATAGTGTAAAACCAATCATCTCCGGCAATCCATTTGCGTGTGCCATCTACTGTGAAAATAGTCTGCGCGGCTTTGAAGTCTGGGAATTTTACTTTGCCTGAAATCAAACTTTGATCATACCATAAACATCGATTGTTAGGCTGACAAGCAAACTGACCGTTTTCTAGACGAATAAAATTAAATGACTTATGTTCTTCAGCAACCTCAGTAAAGCCAGTATCAACATCCATTCCGTCAGCACAAAAGTCTACTGTAAATAAATATATTCCGTGATGCCATGCACGATCTTTTCCTAAAAACTTAACACCTAGATTACGCAGACCTATTTTTTCAATAATAGTAAAGCGATATCCCATGCAATCCCAAAGCTGTAAAGTATCTATAGGTAAATTTCCCGTATAGTTTTCTTGCCATACATAAGCGTGGATAGGTAGTTTATCATATAGTGCTCCGTAATTAGGTAATAATGATTCAATACGAAACACTTGCCCTCGTAGGGCTTTGAGGCTAACCCATATTGCAGGTTCTAACTCACCGTGACCTTTTTCAAAGTTATAAAGAAATTCTCTTTTAACAAAACATTTGATTGGTGGCAACGATCCGATAATATAACTCATATTGTATGTTGTCCTTATAATTTACAGGCCAAACAATCTTCTTCATCATCAAAATTAATAGGGGCAAGAGGAGCCTCTTCTATAACTGATTTACTTCCTGCTTTATTAATCAAACTATAGTAAAAAGTTTTTAAACCCCAAATATGAGCTTGCATCAGATTTTTAGCTATAAGTGTTGTAGGAACTTTACGATCAGGGAAAAATGCCGGATTGTAGAAAGTATTAGTACTAATGCTTTGGTCTATATAAGCAGCCAATACAGCGGCGGTTTTGATGTAACCATCACAGTCTCGCTGATCCCACATTAGTTGATATTTGTTTTTTAGTTTTTGATATTCAGGTACTACTTGAACGAAAGAACCAGCTTTGCTTTCTTTTACAGAGATTAAACTCATTGGCATCTCAATACCATTTGTAGAGTTAATAACTACTGAGGAAGATTCAACTGGTGCTATAGCCATTAATGTAGCATTACGAACACCGTGTTTCATCATGTTTTCTCTGAGAGTTTCCCAATCAAGTTCAGGACTAAATTCTGCCAAATCGTTAACTGCTTCGGCTCGTAACTCCCACGGAAAGATACCTTGTCCATATCGTGTTCTAGCACTTTCTCTGCAAGGTCCACGTTCTTTGGCTAATTCTACAGTGGCTTCTGTTAGATAATATGCTTGATGCTCAACCCAAGTTTTAACATCTTGAAGTGCATCCTTTTCACCGTACTTGTAACCACGTTTGGCATGCCAGTAGGCCAAGTTAGTTACTCCAATGCCAAGTGGTTGAATTTCTTCATTACTTAGTTTAGATTGGATACTAAGGTAGTCCTGATAATCAAGGATATTGCACAGGCTGCGCTGGAGAATGCGACAAGCACGACGCATATCCTCAGGATTTCTGAACGCACCCCAGTTAATCGATCCCAAGGTACAAAGAGCGATACGGCCATCGCTGTCATCCAAACGCTTAAAAGGACGGGTAGGGAGTAGAATTTCACAGCAAAGATTACTTTGGTAAATTGTATGGTACTCGGGATCAAATGGACCCTGCTTCATAACATTGTCAATGAACACTAAGTAGATACGTCCTGTATCTGTGCGTTCTTTTAATATGCCACTCTTAAATACTTCTTCAGCACTGATAGTTTTTTTACGAAGACCATCTTGGTGTTCGTATTTTACATAGAGTTTTTCAAAGAGTTCGGTGTTTTTGTAGAAGGCTTCGTAGAGGTCCGGTACTTGGTTTGGATCGAAGAACGTAATATTCTCTTTGTTCTTAAACCTACGCCAGAAGAATGCTGAGAGTACGACACCATAGTCCATATGTCTGACTCGGGTTTCTTCTGTTCCTTGATTATTTTTGAGCACAATAAGGTCATCAAATTGGTGATGCCAAATCGGATAGAACACAGTCGCCGAAGCATTTCTAATCCCTCCTTGTGAACAGGAGCGCAAGTCCCCAAACCATTTCTTTAAGAACGGAATCATGCCAGTATGCATGATCTCGCCTCCCCTAATTGGGCTACCCAATGGGCGTAGCCTACCAATCTCTAAACCTATGCCAGCACGTTTACTAGCATACTTGGCCATCATTTCTCCACTAGCAAATATGGAGTCAAGATCATCATCACTGCGTATGAGAACACAACTAGAAAACTGCTTTGTAGGAGTCCCAAGCCCAGCAAGAACAGGAGTAGCGAGAGTAAATAACCCATCACTGGCTGCATTGTAATACTCCTTGATATATTTTAATCTTGCTGAAAGCGGTTCTTCTTTATGAAAGATTGTCGCGGCAGCGATCATATAACGAACTTGCGGCGTTTCATAAATTTCTTTTGAACTACGATTTCGTACCAAATACTTTTCAATTAATTGTTCAATTGCCGCATAACTATATTGTTCATCCCTTCCATGATCAATAAAAGCTTCCATTTTATTCCAATCATCTTCACTATACCATTCTAATAATTCAGGGGTATATAAACCCACTTTTATATTTCGTACAACAACATCATAGAGTTTAGGAACAGTATAGCTTCCGTAAACATCTTTGCGTAGCATACTTAAACGCTGTTTACCTGCAACATATTGGTAATTAGTGTGACCTACATCAGGATTGGTCTCAACGTCAATCAAGTCAACAATAGCTCTTAATGTAATTTCATCAATTTCTTTAGTCGTTATGCCATCATAAAAATGTGGTTGCGCTTTGATTTCTATCATACTTTGGCTTACATCAGCAATGCCTGTACATATATTTGCAATTTGCGCTTGCCATTTTTCTATTGTAAGGGGCTCTTTTAAGCCTGAACGCTTAACGACATTTATTCTCATGTTCAACCTATTTTTTTAATTATTTTAGAAATATCTATTAATTTAGAAATTTTAAAATCTT